AAGTTATAATCTAATATAAATTTAGCATTAGCAGAAAAGTATAGTCCGGCATTTTCGTCTGTGTATTTTTCTTCTATTTCAGTGAGAGTATACACCCCGTCGCCTACTGTTTCACTAGTAAATTCGCCTGTGCCTATATAGATACCTGTCCACATTGGCCTACTTTTGTTTGTGTCGTCTTCAGCATACCATATGCCTGGTTCTGTGTTTTCTGTTTCTACAACTGTAGATCCTTCAACATTTTGCCAACTGATAGTGTTGTAATAGATCTTCTCCATATCAACACCAAATGCAACATTTATTTTATTACTTAGATCTAAATTGCTACCAAATCTTGCAAAGTCTCTAAAACTCTCATTTGAATAGGTTGGGTCTTCAACTGTGAAATAGTCTGCATTATTATAGTTACGACCTATAGTCATAAAGTCATTCCTAATTGCTATGTTGTATCTTTCGCCGTCTTGTAAACAGTCATTGCTTTGACCAAAATTATAATCATAACAGTTGTCATAGTCGTATTCATATTCAGTAACTTTGCCCACAATAGTAAAGTCGCCTACATCAACATTTAATCTTGCTGTCTTGTTTTTATAATTGTCTATTTCTTCGTTATCGTTTCTTACACTACCCATACTGTCATCAAACGTAGAAAATTCTATAAAATCTGTTGGAGCAATTCTTATATATGTAGGGTCAGCATCTTCAGTTCTAACTGTAATACCATGTTCAATAGTATCTCGTATTAATACTGTTCCTGCCATACTGCCTGAACCATATAGCACACTATTAGCACCAGTAATAACTTTTACTGTTTGCCCGTTAGCCATATCATGACCAAAGTCATACCATCCTGCTCCTGGGTCATTTGCTGGTATCCCATTTACAAATACAGATGTATGGTTTGTTTGTGCTCCACGTTCTGCAAATCCAATAAATCCTCCATAACCACCTGCATTATAAGTAAATCCTGGAAGTATTGCACTGATAACTCTACTGCTTGTAATTGGATTTGCTTTAACTGTTCTTTCTTGTTGCCCCACAACAACTACTTCTTCTATATCACTTGCTTTAGTCTCGAACGCCACAAGCAATAAAAATCCAATGAGGCTTGCGGCTAACAATGGACTAAAGTTTATTAAAAAGTTCTTATCAAATTTATTCATTTTTTCTCCAATCTAAAATAACATTATACATTCTTTTCACTATAAGTCAAGCGGAAAAACATTATTTTCATACTTTTCTATGCCGGTGTTAATCAGTATATTTTGGTTGTGTTTAAGTATTGGCATCATATCCCAATACATCTCATGTAACTCCTCTAATGGTTTGTTGTTAAGTTCTGTTACAACGTCCATTATCATTTGAAGTTTTTTGTTTCCATTGGTTTCATTATCGTAATCTTCATTCCAATAATTACTAAATGTTTTAAAGCCCCAACTTTTTAAATACTCTAATGTTCCTGGACTAGAATATATAATTTGAGGATGTAAATAAAGCATGGGCCTGGTTGTTTTTTCTGTAATAAACATTTCATGATGGAACGATTTAAAATATTCATCTAGATCATCTTCGCAGAATTGATTGCAAAGTTGCACACATTCGCCACTTTCTGTAGTAACAGTAAAGTAACAATCATCATATATGTAACTGTAATCTCCTGTCTTATTCCAATCGGTTAACACACTTGGATCATGTTTGCTGTCAAATATTTTTTGATATACCTGATCCCAATTTCCTTTTAGATCAAATTGGATAGGTAGGATATCTTTTAGTTCTTGTGGAATAGGATACTGGTTTTCAATAGGGTAATTCATTCCTTTAAAATAATGAAAACTTATTAAATTATTATCTGTATCTAATAAATTATTTTTCCACATGTAATGTAGAAATACTATTCTGTGCTGTATGCTTAAATTTGCATTCAAGCAATTAAATTTTTTTGTTCTTAAATTAGTGTGTGCTTCTTTTGGAAATTTTAAAATATCAAAATACACATTATTTTTTTCATATAACCAAAGGCCAAAATCTGTTGATCTTAATTTTATTTTATCTTCGTTTGGTCTGTGTATAGAGTGCCATGTGTTGTATGACTTTTCTAATGTTGCGGCTCCACCATGATATGTAATATTAGATAAGGGTATATTATACTTGTTTGCAAAATCATGTATTGCATCAGCAAACCATTTGTTGTCTATTACCCATAAGGTTCCTTCTTGAGTGTATTCAAAATATACATGTATATTATCTCTGCGAGGATTTTCTTTGCAGTATTGTTGTAAATCTGAGGTTAATGTTTCGGTAAAGTTTTCAAAGTTTTTACGGCTACGTTCTTCACACGTATTGAGCCTGTAAAAGAATGTTACCCTATCATTATGTCTTCCATTCCCGCTGTTCTCAATCTCGTTATGTGTCCTATTTGCCATTGCTTTGTATCTAATCCTTTCATAATGCCTAGGTATTTATTACGCAAAAGAGAGAACTGATTTGTAAGATGTGTTAAATCTATAACACTTTGTTCACTATCTACAAACTTTTCTGCGTCTCTACTAGAGAGTTGCCTATTATAAGATTCTAGAAATTTACGAAAAGTTTTTGATCTTTCTTTACGCAATTCTATATTTAAATGTTCGAGAATTGCTTCAATCTCTTGTAGTTGATTGAAGCGAAACTCTGTAGTGCCGGGAAGAGAAGCACTGGCTTTTTCCAGGCTTCCCTTTATTCTGCATTCATACTTGGCGTCTTCTAGTTCGTTCTCATAGTAAGCAATGGCATCAACCATTTTGCTTAAATCAGATACTACCTCGTTATACCAAGTTGCCATTTATTCCCAATCCTCATCTTCATCATCGTTATCCTCAAGTAAGTCAAAGTGGCTAACTAGTGCCGCCTTCATTACTGAATCAAATTCCATGATGTTGTCTTCAACTTCAGAAATATCAACGTTATCATCAAATGTTCTAACTAATACTTCTGCAATATTAAGACGTTCTTTTTTAGGGATATATGATTTTATACTATCCCAGGTTTCAAGTAATAATGCTACTTCAGGACTCATCTGCGTATTCCTCTTCAGTTGGTTCTAAGTCATCTAGGTTAACATCTTCATCTGGCTCAATTTCTTGAACTTTAGGATTTTGACCCCATTCATCTATAATTACCTGAAGTTTGTCTCCAGACCATGCTTTTCTGAACTCTTTAATTTCCTCACCTGTTACAGGGGAAACATAAGAGAGTTTATTACCAACTTTATCTACAATACCTTTAGATTCTAACATTTCCAATAGGCCACTATATGGGTCCATGCCAGTCTCGTATGGTATTTTAATTTGAACGCCTTCAAACGGTTTGCTGTAACGTGATTTCATTACTTTACAGGCCGCTCTGATTCCTTGCACCGTGCTAACTTTGTTGCCATCTAAATCTTCTTTTAATTTAAGTTTTTTCATAGCAACCACAATACTACTTGCATAGATAAAGCCTTGACCGCCTGATATTTTATCATCAGGGTCAAACATATCTTGCGATGCATAAGTGTGATTAGTTGCCACAAGTGCTATTGGAAAAGGAGCAATCTGGTTGACTGTGTTTCTAACTAAGGCTGTTAATGCCTTTGGTTTTCTACCCATATCACCCTTCATGTCACCTTTCTCAAATTGAGCAACGTCAGTTGGTGTTAATAACATTCCTAAACTATCTACTACAAACACTAATTTAGGCATATCTTCGTAAGGAAGATCGCTGTAGTTTGCTTTATAGTCTTTCAAAAATTCTGATATTGCTTTAGCAACATCATCGATCATTGAGACACTAATTTTTAATAGTTTTTCTGGACTTGTATCAACGTCTAATGCTTGAAGCCATTGCTCGTCAAGTGCATTTTCAGAGTCAAATAATACTACTTGACAACCGGCATCTTGTGCATTTTTTACAATGTTTCCAGAACATATAAACGATTTACCAGAACCTGATTCACCAGCAAACACACTTACTTTACCTAGTGGGATACCTCCATTGAAGTCTCCACTTATTAGGTAATCTAGTGTTTTGTTACCAGTGCTGATCCAATCCCTAGGGTCATGGAAACCAGCACTAATACCAGATATGCTTTTAGTGATTCCTGTTCTAAACTTTGTTAAGTCAAAAGGTTTCTGCATAATTTTCTCCTTAAGACGACTGTCTGTTTCTGATCATATTCAGAATGTCATCAGCCGACTTTTTGCCAACATCTTCACTAGCAGGTGCTGGTGTAGGTGCAGGTGTTTCAGCAACTGGTTCAGCAACTGGTGTTGCCGGAGCAGGTGTTTCAACTACAGGAGCCACACTCTCTGTTGCAGGCTGTGATACTGCTGGAGCAGGTTGAGCCGATGCAACTGTTGATTGTGTGCTGGTTCCAACATCAAGTCCATAGGGTTTGTAAAAGTTACCCCATTTTGCTGGGTCATATAACTCCCCATCTACTGATGCTTGGAACATTTCTGCTATTGCTTGAACGCCTTCTGCTGTTGGTTTAGCAGGTAGGAAATCATTCAGATTAAATAGTCCATGTGTATCAATTGCCGCTAAGTTTTCCTCAGTAAGTGAACTTTCTTTCCTTGCCCATTTACTTGTAGAATAATCTGCGTATTGACCTTTAGTGGTTTTTGATAAACGGAAATCTGTTCCTGCTACATAATCAGTTGGAAGGTTTTCCATTTCTGGGTCCATCAATGCTGATTTAATAATGTTAAAGATTTGAGGCCCAATGACGAAACGTCTAATTGGATTCTCTGGTGAATCTTCGTTGAGGGGATTTTCGTTTACAAAGCCTTGGAAAATGTATGAACGTTTTTTCCAATACTTTCTACCCATATCTTCAAGACTTGCGTCTTTAAACCAAGGACGAACCTCAGTCAATACAGGGCATGTATCACCCCACATTTCCATGCAAGGAACTTGAACGGTAACAGGTTTCTGTTCTCCGCCAGCCACTCCTGGGAATGTAAGTCTGATCATTTGTCGTTCTACCCAAAAGAACGTGTTGTTTGGATCTGAGTCAGGTAAGAACCTAAGAACGGTGCTTGTTCCTTCGTCGATGTTCCAAAAAGGGTATATTGCTTTATCGCTTTGAGCGGGTGAACTACCAGGTTTTGATTCCATTGATTGTAGTTTTGCTCTGATTTCTGCTAAAGATGCCATGATGTTTCTCCTATAATG